AGTATTTTTTAGGAACACCTGTCTTTTTGTCCTTTGGAACTCGCCTTAGTTTTCTAGTCACTTTTTACTTTTCTTTTTAGCAGTGGGCTTAGTTTCTTTGGGCTTTTTTGTTTCCTCTTCGCCCTGTACCTTAAAAATATATCCCATTACTTTTTGCCTCCTTTCTTTTTCTTCTTTGTTCCTTTGGGCTTCATTGAACCATAGTGTGAAGGCATGACAATAAAAGTAGCTGTCTTTATATTACTTCCTTTTGCGTTTTTTAGCAGTTGATAAAGCTATTGCTTGAGCTTGTTTTAGTGTCTTGCCCTCTTTCATCAGCAAACGTATATTGCCAGAGATAGTCTTTTGTGCCTTACCTTTCTTTAGTGGCATTAGTCTGCAAAGTATTTATCTACTAATTTTAAATCTTTCTCATTTTCAGCACCAGCATATAAAACTTCTACTAGCTCACCAATAAGCTCTTTGTCCTCTCCCTTTGCTTCATTAATTAAAGACAGCAGTTTTTTAGGTGCGTCCCTTGACTCAGGAAAACTCCCAGCAACCTTTAATGCCTGTTCCTTTAGTTCCATTTTTCGACTACTTGTAATGAAGCATCAAGAGTTTCCTCTATCCATTTATAGGCAGAGGGTGATGCTTTCTTTAATTCTACAGGAGAAAAGATATATTGAACAAATGTTTCTGCAAATCTTTCTTTGTAGTTTCCTGTACCATAAGCACTAGGTATCCAGTCATAAGAATCTAATTTATTGAGGTTATTTGTGTAATGAACTTGATGCCCCATTTCATGCACATAAGTTTTAAGCCAGTTTGTACCCTCATCAAATCTACCTTTACCATTTGCTGACCAGTAATTCCTTCTGTCCCAATTAGGGTTATTTTGATTATTTTTTGCGTAGTTGACAGCATCTTTTACATCATCTTGCATTTGTTTCACGCTTTGAATTGCTTTTTGTTTACCTTTGGCTTTTACAACAATATGGTTTGATCCTCTTGTTGTCATGCCGTTCATTAGCTTTCTACCTTTACCCCCTGCTGTGTAATATTTTTTAAGCTCAAAAGAAACAAATCTAAAATCATTTGTATCCAAAGCTCGCTCTACACCTCTGAGGGTATCTGTAAACCCAAAAACATTTGAATTTTTAAGTGACCTTTGAATACTTTTTTTGAATTGTGGATTATTTAAGAAATAATCATACTTTTGCCTGCCAGCCCTAATATTACCTTCTCTTGCATTTGACCAGTTACAAAATACTTGTTTCTTTTCTACAAACTGTCTTAATTTTCTTGCGTTTTCCCCTGCAAGTCCTTCCATTTCGTCCATCAAATCAAAAGCTTTGTTTACATCAACAGCTTTAACTTTTCCAGTAGGTGAAACACCCTGTAGTTGTGCAATCGTTGGCTGTAATGGATCTCTTGCTTTTATTGCTTTGAGTTCTGCCTTTGCTTTTCTTTCAGCAGCCCTTGCAGCTTTAGCTATCTCCTCAAGCTTATCTTGATTAGCAATAGTAATAGTTGGTTTAGTTACAGGCTTGGGCTTTGGTATCTTGATTGTTATATCACTGGGTTTGCCATATAACCTTTGCAAGTCCTTCAAACTTCTCTCGCTGCCATCTTCCCTGACCATCTTTCTTATTGCTTTCTGTCCTGACCCTTCCTTCTTTGCCAAGCGTTCAAAATATCTGACCTTCTGTTCATTACCTAAAGTCTTGACCTTTAGTTTCTTATCTTGCCCCAAAAGCCAGTCACCATACTGAGTGTCCTGTGGTACTCTACCAGTCCCCTCTCCTGTAGGTCGGGTTACAACTTTGCCTTTGGGTGGCGGTGTTAGATCCTCAAATCCTTTTTGTTTCTTCAACCCTGCATAATCAACAACAGGAACAGTAGTTGATCGGCAGTTGAAATGCTGTGGTGGTGTAGGGCCTTTGTTGTATTCAAACTTTCTACCATCTAGCCTTTTACATATTGGGCTGGTTCTTGAATCAAGCGTTGCAACATATTCATATTTAGGTGCAACCTTACTGTTAGCTGCATAAACAGCCTGTGATGCTTGGTTCTGTACTTGGTTTACAGATGTCCTGACAATAGTTTGTATCTGATGATTAGCTAGTTTTGTCATTTCACCACCAGCTTGTGCTATCTGTCTGACGCTTCCTCTCTGTCCAAACTCCAGCCTACCTATCATTCGGCTTGCTATTTGCTGTGTTGACTCTCCACTAAATACACCCTGTCTGATAGTCCTAGCCAAGCCTTCCTGTTGTCTTGTTGCTATACCTCTAAATGCTTTCTCTACTGTCTCTCCATTTGGTAAAGTCTGCATAGCTCCTTGTCTTGCAGTAAGTTCAAACTTTCCAGATCCAAACTTCTTAAAATCATCTTCTGTGAATTGCTTACTTGTGAATATGTTTACCTTTGTAGGATCTGTTGTGACAAAAGACTCTGCATATTTTGGACTTATTGCTACTGAGTTGATGGGGATATTTCCTGATTTTACAGCTTTTTTTAATTCATTCTCTATAAATCCAGATTGAACTTTTGCCAAACCTTCTATCTCTTTTATCATCTTCTTTGATGAAGCTCTCGACCATTTATCTAAACTTGTTTTTGACTGAGCTATGATTGCTCTTAATCTTTTCTTGGTTTGCGGTGCTATGACTACACCTTCTCCAGCTTTTGCCTGTCTAATATTTATTGCATTGAGCTTTCTTGCTGCAAGTAAAATAACATCATTGTAAGTTCTAACTAAATCAACTGATACGGCATTACTGTATCTATTTATATCAATAGTCTCCCTAAAAAATACCTCTGGAATACTCATCTATCATTCTTCTCCCTCTTCCTCCTCCTCTTCTGGTTCTTCGTCAGGTTCTTCTGGTGGCTCCACTTCTGTAAGACCTCCCTGCTGTGTGCCTTCAATCTCTTCCTCTACATCAAAGTCATCACCTAGAACCTCACCAGCAGATAGTTGGTTCAACAATGTTTCCTGAGTAATAGTTCCAGCAGTAAACAATGTTAGCAATGATGTTATCTCCTGTGGTTCTAGTCTTGCACTTACAAAATCTCTATTTACAAAACTACTGCCAGCATTAGGTTCATTTAGATATTCGCTGTGAAACTTCAAACAGTTATCAATCAAGTCTTGCATCTGCTGTGCTATTACCATCATTGTTGAATCATTCTGTGATCTATCTATCCTCTTGGCCTCTGCTGATTCTCCTACTAATTTTTGACCCAGCACCGCCGCTAGTGAAAGTGTATTGATCTGCTCTGCAATATCTTTGAGTCTTGTGAACTGGCTGTCATAGCTATCACCAGAGGGGCTGATATATTCCATGCGTGACTCAGGTGGCAGTGATAATGCCTCATTAGGGCCAGTTGTTATTTCATCTGCATTAGGATAACCAAACACTGCAAGCATAGGAACAGAACTGATATGCAAGATATTATCCAAATCAGACTGTATCTGATAATGCTTGAGGTTTAGTTCTGCAATGTCATACAAAGGACTGCGGCTTTCGTAGTAACCAACTCTGTTTGAGTAAGCAATAGCAAACGGAATCTTATCCTTAAGGCTCATTTCACCTTCATCAAATAGTTTATATTCATTCTTTTTGTCATCTTTTCTATGAATCTCATATCTACCCCTTTCCAATACCCTGATCTGTTTAATGATCTTGTCACCATACTTCCCATCTGGTTCAACAACCTGTTCCAATAAGCGTAACTGTGTGAGTTGCCTTACCCCATCTATAATCTCAGACCTAAATCCTAGAATGTCTTTTGGTGTATATGTCACCCAGTAGGGTCTGGTCTTATCACCTTCTTTCGGTGCATCAACAAGAACTCCAACATGACCAAAACTAATTGCCAGTCTTGCTGTGTTGTAGAGCCAAACATTAAGATCATTACCCTCAAGGTCAACATCAAACAACTGTTCTCTTACTAGATCAGATACATCATCAAGTCTTACTGGCTTTCTAACCAACATACCTGAGAGCATCTTCTCAATACGCTGCAAATATGGGACTACTGTTGATCTCGACAATCTAACATCATATGAATCATCTGTTTCTCTTGCTTCCTGTGGTAAATATTTTCTATGTTCACTCCTGATTTTGTATGTTCCTTCCTTCAAATCTGTTATCAAATCCCAGAACTGACTCATTCTCTGATAGGCCGCATTAGGGCTTGCAACTGTAGTAGCAGCTTGTGTTATGGGCTGATTGTAAATATTTAGTGAGCTATACACAGTTTTGCCTCAATACTATCATGTTCTTAATATATTCTAATCCCTGTAGCTT